CCGGTTCGCTCTATGACTGAGCAGACATCGCGAGCGAGACTCCGCGGGGTCTGGAAGTCGCCGAACTCGATCTTAGTGTTCTTGTCTCGTGCCATCGCTACTTGAGCCTGATTACGCCTGGCACGGTGGCGCGCTTCGCATATGCGAGCGCATAGGACGCGGGCGATTGTGAAATGTACCGGTAGCGTGTGGAAATGTACGGCACACGTGCCTTGTGGTAGGCGCGTACAACGCGCTTGGTTAGCATGACTCCTCCGCGATTTCACGGCCGCGCGAAGCTTTGACAGGGTACACGCAGTTTTCGCGGTACTCCCGTAGCCTGTCACGCATTTCCCGCCATGTGGTTTCAAAAATCTCATATTCCCATCCTTGCCCGTAATTTACAAATAGCTTCCATCCGTACACGTACCGGGCGTGTGTCATGACTCCTCCGTTTCCCATGCGAACCATCCCCACACATGGAGTGTGGTACGGCATCCGTTCACGCCCGCATAGGCACGCGGCGGACGTTGTAGTTTTGTAATGTCCGATTTGTGCATGGCGTCTCCCGTCAGTGTCGCCGAAACCACGCGCGTAGCATGGTGTCGGCAGTGAACAGCACGACCACAACTAGGATGATAGCGCACAACCCGCGCATTGTCAACACTCAATCTCCTCCAGCCCGAATTCCTGACAAGGTAGGAAATCGTGCGGGTTGAATCCGTCCGATTCGCGGATGGTTCGCCATGTGGCGAATGCGTGACGTTCCAGCGTGGCATGCTGACAGCGTTCCAGAAGCGCTTCCGTTTCGCGGATGACTTCTTCGGCCGTGCGTTCCATTGTTACTCCTCTCCCTAAATGGTAGACTCAGGTCTGTGTGTATGTGTCGCGCGTTCATATGTGATGTGTTGCACGTCTCGTGCCAAGCGTAACCCCTTACGCCTACGTGACGCGCACGTGATGTGGTGCAATTCACCCATGCAAGTAGGGCAATTCGCGCAGTGTGTCAAACTTGACACAATGTCCCATTCGCTCGCCCGGTCGTGCCATCCCTTGAGACTAGACAATCCAAGCAGACGCCAGGGGAATGTGCTATGATTCTCCCCTTGCGTGTGGTGTCGGCCTTGCGTGCGGGCGCGCGTGCGTCACCTACGGAGACGACCGGCCGACGCATAGTGCATGGCATCACACGTACCATTGCGTACATCGCGACCTGGGGGGAGGCCCCCCGCGCGCACATCGACCTGAATGGGTCCCTAGTCACACATCGGTGCGCGCTATAAAAGGGCTAGCAATAATGGGTTACAGGTCAGAAAGAGCTCGAAATGCCACGTAGAAAGTCTCCCGGTGGTCCCGCACGCCTCCAGATGGCGAAAGAGTACCTTCTCGCCCACCGGACGGCCAGCAACGACGATGTGGTCAAGGGCACCGGCGTCTCGATCCGAACCGTAACGGCCGCACGCGCTGCCTTAATCTCGATGGGACTACTCCAGCGGTCATTTTGGGATCGGACGAGTGGGCGCCAGAGCGAACCAGAGCCCGGCGCGGTCCCTTCTGAGACCCCTGGCCTTCCCCTCGGGCCGACGTTGCCTGTCGATCGAGCCGCAGAACTCCAGAATCTCCTTGCTCGCGACCAGGGTCCTGCTCTCACTGCCGAAGACGCACGCAAGCGCGTCTCCCGAATCATTCGCGCAGCCGAGGCCCTGAAGGACTCGCAGCTAGAATTGGCTGCGATCGGTATGTTCGCGCGCCTCGATGCTCAGCTAGGTGCCCGTGATCGGCTCGGTCCCGGCCCGCCGCTCAACAGAGACGCGAAAATCCAACGGAGTTCGCTCATCTTTGAAGCAATCGGGCCATCCATCGCGGGCGAAGCTCTCGTCGTCGCCTTCAGCAAGACGCAGATCGACACCGTACTGAGCGGAATCGCTCGCGGTATCATCAGAAAGGCCGAAAATGAGCAGTCAACTACGCAAGATTCGCCGCAGAATTCTTCGGAACACCCTCCCACGAGTGAGGAAGGTGACGGGGAAGGGACTGATGTCCCTGAATTGGATGGTGGCGGCACTTCAGATGGCAGCGACGGACCAACCGCTGACCTCGGCAGCGTTGAAAGCTAGAGAGGAGGCGGAATATGCCGAAGTCGAGGCGCTTCCGGCCCCCGAAAGTCTCTGATCCGCCTCTTCAGGTCATCGTCGAGTGGATTGATGCAGTGCACAGCAACGGAGAGGCCGCTATTTCCTCCATCGGAGGTCTGAAGCGGCTTCCTTGCGGTGGTTTTCATGTCCGCACTGAGCCGAAGGGACCTCACGGGCCTTTCGTTGTGATCGCGCTTGAACATGATCTCGACGATGAAGGAACTCTGATGGGCCGATTCCACCTGACCATTCCGACAGCGTGGATCGTGGGGTGGAAGACGGTGGTGGAGCATCGTCAGGACTGGCCGACTCCGAAAGAGGCCAAGGAATGAGCACCATGCTCACTGATCCGCGTGCGATCTACGTTCACGTGCACCCGAAGAACACCAGCTATCACGGCCTCCACGAGTTCAACCTCGGCCCGGAGTGCTGGTGTGAGCCTGTCGTCGCATTTCGCATGGACCCGAGGAATCCGAAGCAGTCGATCTACCTCGTCATTCACAACCATGACCTGATCGACGTGACTCTCGTCGGGAAGGTTCAACTACTGGAGCCGCCCCGTGACAAAGGACCTGAATCGCCTCCTTCCGGCCCACGCCCGGCCCCTTTCGGACCGCGACCTGATTGACGAGATTATCGAGAGTGTGTTGCGGCGCTACTCCAACGCCCTTCGCGCGCTGTCGGACATTCCCGATGATGAAATCCCCGAAGAAATCTCTCCTGCGTAGGCTCTACGCATGGCTTGCTGAGGAACTTCGCGTCTGGAAACTCTACGGACCGCCATAGGAGAAGAAGCAATGCCGCTCAAGAAAGGTTCAAGTCAGAAAGTCATCAGTCAGAACATCAAGACGGAGATGGAGCACGGCAAGCCGCAGAAGCAGGCCATTGCCATCGCCATGCGCAAGGCAGGAAAGGCGCGATCGAAGGGGAAATAATGCCTCGCGATCCTCAACACGACATGGAGCCGCAGATTCCGAGTGAAGACGAGCTTCGCGCGAAGATTCGCGAACTCGGCAAGAAGCTCGGTGTCGAAGATCGCCCCGACAATGGCCCGGGCGCAGTCGAGGAACTGTGGCCCGGTGGTCCGGGTGTGGATACCAATGACATCCGTCTCGCGCGTAGGAAATCACGTAAGCAGGGGCGGAAAGGCACTGGTTTGGCTTGATGCTTACTACATTCTTCGCTCTGATCCTGATGTTCGCAGCGAATCCAGTCCTCGTTCCAAACAGCATGAAACCGAATCCGGTGATCTACCGGGGCTCTTCGAAGCCCGCTGTAGTCCCGAATTTCTGGCTCATGGGACCCGCCGCAATCACCGACACCGTGAGTGTTGCGGCTGACACCACATCCTCACGGGCCGACTCTACAGGAGCATTCAATGCTAAAGCCCAAGAAGCGCGATAGCGGACATCCCGCATTCCCCGTTGGCGGCAACACCGCTTTCAAGTTCGACAAGACTGCGGATACAGGGCCAATGGATTATGGGACGATGGACCCTGAATCTGCGAAGACGATCCATGAAGAGCGGGTGCGCAGGCAGATTCAGTCTCGCCTCAAGCGCGGCGGTAAGTAACATGGTGTACAGCTACCCGAAACCCACGAAGAAACCGAAGCGCGGCAAGAAGTAGCCGCATGGAAAGGACCTGCCTGTGGCTGCAAAGGAATGGCCGCTTGATGCTGAGCGCGAGTTGTGGGCAGATGCCTGCACCTACGGACCTGATTCTCTCTGGTGGTTCGTCCGTGTTGCGGCCGGATGGCATTTTCGATGTGTCGAGGTCGGCCAACTCAACTGGCTGACCGAACGTGTCCACAAGCCGATGCTCGATTGGATGCAGGACAAGATCGAGCAGTGGCGTGAGGACCGGCGTCTCGCAACACCGAAGCGACCGGCGAAGCGCTGGAAGCTGCTGATTCTGATTCCCCGAGGCTTCGGGAAGTCGAACCTGCTCACCAAGGCAGCGTCGCTCTACATGATGCTGCAAGAGCGGGACATGAGCATCTACATCGGCTCGGAAGTGCTCCCGAAGGCGAAAGCCTTCCTCAAGCCTATGAAGATGGTCATGTCAGGTGAGGACCCGTACTCGTGGTTCACGTGGCTCTTCGGCTCGTGGTACTCGCCGGATCGTGACTGGAACAACGAAGAGGTCGTCACCGCCTACCGACAGGGTATGGGAGTCACCGACCCGTCGTTCGGCACGTTCGGCGTCGAGACTGGCATCACGTCGAAGCACCCTATCGGGTGTTTCTTCGACGACCCACTCTCCGACGAGAAATTGAAGGATGGCGGTACCTGGCTCGAAGCAGTGCACACCAGCTTCGAATCGATCTTCTTCGCGCTCCGCTCCGACTCAATGCTCGTTGTCCCGACTACTCGGTACCTCGACGACGATCCGGCGGGACGGCTCATGCGTGAAGAGGGTGTCGCTTCTTGGACCGGACATGAAGTTCCGGCTGAATACCAGTCACTCATTGGCACCGACAAGGGCGAGTGGCATGTCTTCTTCCTTCAGGCACGCGACATCACCAACACGACGAACTACGAGAAGGGCGAGCCGATCCTTCCTGAAGCTGGATGGGATAACGAGGCCCTGGAGCGCTCCGAGCGCAAACCGAAGAAACACGCAGCACAGATGATGAACAATCCGACGACAGGCGAGGACATGGAACTCACTGACGCGCAGATCGACAAGATGACCATTCCTCGCGCGATGTTCCCGCCGATGGAGTACGCGACCATCCACATCGACACGGCCTTCAAGGACGAGGAACGCCGCAAGAAGGGCGACTACACTGCGATCGTGGTCTGGCTGCATGACATTCGGCCTACCGGGATCGTGTATCTCGATCGTGTGATGCGCAGCAGGAAATGGCGTGCCGAAGAGTTCGAGGCCAAACTTCTGTGGGTCTTCTTCGACCTCAAGCGCCGTGGCCTTCGCGTTCGCGCACTGACCGACGAAGCTGAGCAGGGCGGCAAGCGCGGCGTTTACCGTCAGCGTCTCACTGACCTTCTTGGCGGTTCGGGCATCATGATCCCTGAGATTTTCCAGTTCAATCGCTCGGGCACGCGCAAGGTGCTCCGCATCCGCGAAGCTGCGAACTATTGGGCTGCGGGCTACGTCCGTATCGCCGATGACTGCGAGAACCTTGCAGCCATGAAATACGAGATGACACACATCGGCCTCACCGGGAAGATGGGCGACGATGTGAGCGACGCGGGCGCGGACGTGTTTCGTCCCGAGACGTGGCGCGGCCGTGAATTCTTCTTCCGCGACGAGCAGCCTGCTCTTCCCGTTCAGCCCGGTGATGACGTTCTGAAAGAACAATGGAACCGCGACATGCATCGACTTGAACTCGATCTTTTCCCTGAGCGCTTCCCGAATGAAATGCTCGATGACCCTCAGCCCTACATAGGCGAGGGAGAAAGCGACTCCGACGATGGCTTCTTCCGATGATTTCACCCACGTTGTCGTCTTTGATCTTGAAACTCGAAGACTTGCTCAGGAAGTTGGTGGATGGGATGCACTACGTCGCGGTGAGGGCGGCATCTCCTCTCTGGTCATTTGGGATAACACAACTGCTCGGCATCATCTGTATGATGCTCACACCCTAGTGGATGCAGCGAACCATCTCGAATGCGCCGATGTCGTGCTCTCCTTCAACGGGATCGAGTTCGACATTCGTGTTCTTGAAGGGGCGGTCAAGCGGCGTGTCCCAATCGGCCAGCATCTCGATCTCTTGCAACTGATCTGGCGCTCCCCCCCGGGGCGACGAAAGGGTAACACGCTCGATGAAGTAGCGTCTCGCACACTCAACGAGAGCAAGATTCAGAAGTCGGTCATGGCTCCGCAACTTGCCGACGAAGGTCGGTGGGGCGAACTTTTCGACTACTGTCTGCATGATGTGGAACTCACACGACGACTGTTCAAGTTCGCTCAGACGACCGGAGGGGTTGTCGGATTCGATGGACAGCTGCTCGACCTCAATCTCCCTCCCTGGTTCGCAGACCTCGAACTCGGCCTTGAGCCAAAGAAGGACTGATGTACGATATTCAGGTTGAGCGTCCGGGGCAGGCTTTCAGGGACCAGATTCTCGGTCTCGTTCGTGATCGGCGAGAGAAGTCAGACAACTTCTCTGCGCCTTTCAAGCGGAAGCTACCGGAACTCTATGATCTCTGGCGCGGCGTCTTCACAGGCCGACATGCGCCAACGAAGAACGATGTTCACATCCCGCTGATCTACTCGACCATCTGGTCCGACGTGGCCCGTAAGATGGCGACTTCGTTCAGTCAGTACCCGTACCTCATGTTCCAGGGCTACGGCCCTGATGACGCTCCCAACGCTCGGAAGCATGAGGCGCTGGTTTCGGCACAATTGAAGGACGCGGATGTGATCGAGAAGGAGGTCAATACCTTCCTTCAGGCTGACCTCTACGGTACGGCCGTCTCGAAAATCTTTTGGGATCACAAGGAAGAGATTCGTAACGCGACCGAGTGGCAGGCTCTCCCGCTTTCGGGAGAGCGCGTGCGCCGGATCATCAAGCAGCGTGAAGTCACGTTCGATGGTCCGAACTACGCGAACGTGGACCTGATTGACTTCTTCCCGCAGCCCGGCTTCCGCAACGTCAAGAAGATGTATTGGGCGATGGACAGGTATTACCTCGATTTCGACGAGGTACAGTTCATGGCCTCCGAAGCTGGCGGTAAGGTCTTCGATGCGGCTGAAGTCGCACGCATGAAGTCCGACGCTTCGAACACCAGTTTCCGTACCGACGAATCACTCATGCGACGCTTCGAGCAGCGCACGGGCTTCTTCGATCAGGCGCGAATGGCTGACAAGTACAGTCGGCCCGTGGAAATCATCGAGATGTGGGGTTACGTACCCACCGAATTCGCCGGTCGTCTCGGCGGCTCTCACGTCGTTATCACGATCGCGAATGATAAGTACGTGCTGCGCATGAAGGTGAATCCGTACCATCACATGCTCAAGCCCTACGTCGCCTACTCGCCCACGCCCGACCCGCACTACTTCTTCGCTCCTGGCAAGGCTGAAGTCGGCCAGAAAATGCAGATCGTAGCGAATCGCTTCGTCAACCAGCAACTCGACGGAGCAGACCTTCTCGTGCATCCGATGTGGGTATACGATCGCAACAAGCTAATCAACACACGCAACCTAATCGCTGGTCCCGGCCGCATCTTCGGCGTCAACGGCGATCCCTCCACCGCGCTCGCGCCAGTTCCGATGGACCTGCACTCTCTTGGCGTCGGTGGACAGATGGTGCAGATGCTTTGGAGCTTCATTCAGATGGGCTCCGGCGTGCAGGAAGATACCATCATGGGCGGCGGCATGAGTAAGGAGCAGACGGCCCGTGAGTTCATGGGTCGTCGTGAGGCTTCTGGCTCGCGTCTCGCGGTCGAAAGCGTGCTCTATGAGAACAACTACCTTGAGCCGATGGGCAATTACTTCGAGTCGATGAATGCTCAGCTTCTCGAAGTTCCCCGTCAGGTGCTCATTCTTGGCGACGCGGCGACAACTGATCCGGTAACTGGCAGTCCGATCCAGATGTCACGCGAAGAGATTCAGGGATGGGACCTCGTGCGCTCCTATTCAGCGCGCGCGATTGGCTCAGCCACGTCAATCTCGAAGGACGCGCGTACCTCGCGTGACATGACGATGTTTCAGATTCTCGCGGGCGCACAGCCCGGATTGGCTGGAGCCTTCAACATGGTGAACTTCCTTCGTCAGATGCTTCGGAACTTCGACTATCAGAATGTCAACGAACTGATTCAGAAGCAGCCGACCGTGCAGGACATGCTCTCGCGCAGCGGCCTGCCTCAAGCCGGTCAGATTCCCGAGGAAGGGCAACTCATGGGAGTTCCCGGTGCTTCATCCGGCCCCCTCACTATTGCCGGTGGTCTAGGCTAGAGAAAGTAGGAAGCTGTGAGCGCTGAAATCCGGCTAACGCCAGATACAGTCGAAGGACTGCGAGTTCTGGTGCACATGCAGGAATGGGAAAAGCACTACGTACCCGCTCTCACGACCTTGCGCGAAACATGGAATCGGCTGCTGATCGACCGATCACAGAAGCGCAAAGACGAGTGGAACGACGACTACATCGGAGGATGTATCGCCACATTAGACGCCATTCTTACGATGCCCGAAGCTATCATTGGTGAGGCCGACGACGCGAACAATAGAAAAGAAGAAGCGCGACGTGAGACAAAAGCGTATGAAACCCGCTCTAAACTTGGTCGGATCGGCCCATTCATTGGGGATGATTCCTTCCCGAGATTGGAAGAATAGTCCAAGAAGTCAGCGGCATCGGGCACTAGTCCTTGAAGCACGATCAAAACCTTGTATGGACTGTGGTAGGCTTCATCCGTCTGCCTGCATGCAGTTCGATCACGTTCGCGGCCAGAAATTGGCTAATGTCAGTGATCTGATTCTTGGTGGAACCACCAAACAATTGACTGCTGAAATGGCGAAATGTGATATGGTGTGTGCAAATTGCCACGCCGTACGTACTGCCCTTAGACGGAAGCGGATCGACTCCGCGAAGGGATAAGTTATGCCAAACGTGAATGCTGAATTGCCCACTCCCGAGCAAATTCGTTCTAGAATGGCAGCTATCATTCAGGGTGAAGTTCGGAACATGGACATCCATGAGGGACGGCCTGATCCGCTGCCGCCTCCCCCTGGCGCGGCTTCTGTTCCCGCTGCTCCTCCGGCACAGGCGGCGGCTGTTCAGGCTGCTGTCCCCGCTGCACCTGTTGTCACCCCGGCTCCGGCCGCTGCTCCCGCTCCTGCGGCTGCTGCGGAGGCGGTGCCCGCTGGCCTGGAGGACTTGATCGGTCCGAACGGCAAGTATCGTAGTGTGGAGGACTTCAAGAAGGGGTTCTGGCATCTCACGAACACCCTGTCCTCCGTGACGGACGAAGTGTCCGTCTTGAGGAACCGAGTTCAGGCGTCCGGTGGGTCTACCCCACGGGCCGACGCTGAACCTGCAACGATCCCGGGCAACGCCCCGGGCGCTCGTCCGAGGGTCAACCCCTTGGTTGCGAGTGTGCCTGCGATCGATTGGTCGCAGAATGCAACGGTGCGGAAGGTTTCTGAGGAGTCCGGCGTTCCTGTTGAGGCTATGGCTGCGCTCGCATCTGAGATCGCGGCTGCTGGTGCTCAGCAGGTCGAGGCAGGGATTGCCCCGATGCTCCAGCAATCCGCTATCGCGGATGCTTCGGCTCAGATGGATCAGTTGTACCCGAATGCTCGAAAGCACTTCCAAGAAGTGCAGAGCTTCATCGCTGCGGACCCGAATGTGGGCCGTACGGTCGCCACTCTCCTTCGGGCGGGTGACTATCTTGGAGCGATGGAATTTGGGTACACGAAGTACCTTCTGAAGACGGGCATCCAAGCGGAGAACGTACTGAGGGCTGATGCCGCTGTCGCGGAAGCTGCTCGTGTTGACGCTCGCGCCAACGCGGGACAGCCCACTTCTCCCAACACCGGCGTCCATGCCATCGTGCCGGACCACGACGCGCGGCCGTCTGCTGAAGATCGGCAGCACGCAATCGAACGTATGCCGTTCGATAACGGGGTTGCTGCGCGACGTTTGTGGCTCGGTCGAATGCTGCCGCCTGAAATGCGTACCTGGGAACACCAGTAAGCATCGGCGGCGAAGGAAACCAACAAATGGCTACTCCCATCGGGAATGTGGGTACGTATCTTTACGATTCGTATGCCCACCTTTCTTCCAACCGCGAGGACCTTGTTGACTTCATTGCCAACATCGATCCCTCGGAAACGCCGCTGACGGTGCTGCTCGGTAGCGTCAAGGCGAAGTCCACTGTTCACCAGTGGCAGAAGGACGTGCTGAAGGCGGTCTCCACTGTGGGGCTCGTTGAAGGCGCGGACTTCAGCATCGGTTCGCGTGCCGCCCCGGTTCGTGAATTGAACAACTGTCAGATTTTCGGCGATGACATCGCCGTCACCGAGTCGCAGCGGGAAGAGAATCCTGCGGGCTTCGGAGACGCCTACACGTACCAGATGGAAATGGTTACGAAGGAGACGATGCGGAACATCGAGGCTACCCTCATGGCTGCGAACACGCAGACCTCGGGTGCTTCGGCGACTGCTCGCCAGATGAAGACGCTGAACGACTTCATCACTACGAACCGTTTCACCGGCGCGAACTACACCGGCCTGACTGGTGACGCGACGCACGCTGGCGTGTTCAACGCTAACGACGTGAACGCATTCCTGAATCAGATTTGGGACAACGGTGGAAAGACCGACCTCCTCGTGATGAAGGGTGCGTACAAGCGTCAGTTCAGCCAGTTGACCACGAGTAACACGCGCAACATCCTCGCGAGCGAGAAGAAGGTCGTCATCGGCATCGACGTGTACGACGGGGATTTCGGTCTTGTACCGATCCAGTTGAACCGTTACTCGCCGCAGTCGGCCAACACCGCTTCGGCTTCG